AGATGGTTCTGATAACTTCGCGGTTGATTTCAGCAAGAATCTCAGTTGAGAGAATGTTTGCTAATTCCGCTTCAGCATTCAGACCGTGGATTGCCTTGAGGTCTTGAGCAAGCTCAAGTGAGTACTCAGCTTTCAGAGCGCGTGACTTTGCAGTTACGGTGACCTTCTCGATAGAGAATGCCATTTGGTTGAACTCGTTACCGTCATAACCGAGTCCTTCAGCATTCTCAGTGTCCATACCTTGACCTACACTGTAGGTGTTGTATGCCTGACTACCTTCTGGGTTCAGAAGACCTGGATTTGTTCCTGCGGATGCTGTAGTACCGAAACCTACGGAAGCACCGTCAGAACCGGAAACATATCCACTACCAAGAACGGCATTGCGGTCGTCATCTTGACCAGACCATGCAGTATCTGCTTCATCGAACAGAGCTTCTGATCCACCTTGTGTAGCGTACTTAGAACGCATTGCAAAGATAAGACCAGTAGGACCATTCATTGGTTGAACGCCAGCGAGGTCATATGCGACCAGGTTTGGCATTGAACGACGAATGAGGCTGATTAGAACAGGATCGAAACCAGCAACAGGTGAAGATGCATCAGCACTAAAACCTGCGGTTGCGCCAGATGAACCAGTATTAATGTTTGGACCTTCGGAAAGGAATGCACGCTCTTCGCGTAATTCTCTTTCTTGGTTTTCTAGCAGGATAGCAGTTACCGCTCTACGATGCGAATCTCTGATTGGATCCATTCCTTGATAATCAAGGATTGGTGACCACTTCTCCTGCAATTGTTCTGCATTGAACATTTGCATTGTTTTTACCTCTTTAAAATTTAGTTTGATTGTTTATAATTTAAAAATCACTTTTTAGATACTCTACTGAGAGTTTGAAGATATGCCTCCATGATAGGAGATACTGATTCGCTCAGATTTTCTCCGTAGGAAACATCCTCAGATAAGTTCTCAGAAAAGTCTTTTTGAGTACCAGTTGATCTGGTTGGGAAATACGATTCCCTCAGAGTTACCAGTTTCTCACGATAGTTTTCTTCACTATCAAACTCAACATTTTCGGCAAGAGAAGCGAGTTTGTCCTTCTGAGAAAGTGCAAGACCCTCAGTAACATCGGCAAAGATTACATCAGCAACCGACTCTGCTAATCTTCTATTCAGAGCAACATTTCTTTGAATTTGCTCGTTGAGTTTTTCTTCCATTTCATCAAGTTTATCTACCATACTCTCGATTACATCATATCTATCTTCAGGGATTGTTACATAATGATCTTCAAAAAGACCTCTCATTCCTTGGAGGAATGATTCGGTCATTTCAGTCTTAAGACCGTGCTCAATTGCGAGTGCATTTTCAGCAATCCACTCGTCAGCAACATACTCAAGATATGCATCAACTCTTTCGACTAATTCTGATCTAATTGATGCAACTTCTTCAATTAAGGCGCTTTCATACTGAGATTGGAGATCTTCTTTAATCTCAAAAACCTTTGAACGAATAGCGGCTTCAAAAATAGTACGTGCTTTCTCTTGGAATTCCTCAGAAAGCTCTTCACCTTCTAGAAGAGCATTGACATCTTCTTCGATGTCAAACTCTTCCTTCATTTCATCTTCATTTTCTTTTGCTTCGTGACCTTTACCTTCTTTCTTTTCTTTTTCTTTCTTTTCCTTGCCCTTTGGTTCGCCAGTCTCTCCTTCTTCGTCGGCAGCTTCAGCAACTACTTCTTCTTCCTCGTCAAGTTCTTCCTCGTCAACGAGATCTTCATCTTCGTCTTCGGTTTCTTCCTTAACAGCACCTTTGGCAAGATGTTGCATAGGATCAGCAGCTTTAGCACCCTTATTGACAACATTTCTTACCGAAGCAAGAGTTGTGGGTTCTTTAAGTTTTGCAGAATTATCGTCTGGGCGATAATTTTCTGGGGTTGGACCGCCAAGATCTTCCCAATTGCCAGCAGTTTGTCCAGGTGCAATACCTGTCGTTAGCTTCTGCATTGGTTCTGCAGTCTTGGCTCCTTTGGTTACTACGTTTTCCATTTCTTGTAAATTTCTACCAACGGACATTTGATTAGATATTTATGTATTAATCTATATTTATTTATAAATTATAGATTTGAAAGAAATTCATTGAATAAATTCAACTTATGCTCTTCCAATCTTTTTTGATCAACTAATGTATTAATTCTGCGTTTTGTAGACTCTGCAAGTTTTTCACGAAGAATTCCACCTTCCCAAACCCACTCTTTACCTTCCATAATTCCCGAAACAAATGCATCGGGTGCAGAAGGATCGGCAACGATATCGGCAGCAGTTGCAAGCATGAAATCTTCACCAACAATTTTATGACCTTCATTGGTCATTTTTAATGAACCAACACCACGAGAAGAAACACCAAGAGTTACACCTTCACTAATAAGAGATTTTGCAATCTTACCCATTGGAGTTTCTAAGAGTTGTGCCTTTCCTCTAAAATTATTTCCTTCACATGTAAGGGAAACAATTTTATGAGAAACACGATCTAGATTCACAGTTGGACCATCTGGGTGTCCAAGTTCTCCAAGAGCACGACCTTTATTAATAAAAGATTCTGTATATCTTGTTACTTCGCGGGAGAGTGTTTCCATAGGATACATTCTACCGTTTCTGTTAGTAATGTCTCCTTGGAGAAAAATTCCCTCAATATAACATTTTTTACAGGAACCTTTTCCCTCAGTAATAAATTTAACTTCTGATACTTCTTCTGTGATTAGTTTCATTGCTTTAATTTGTAAATCCTACTTTTGCACCTAACACAGAAGCGTTTGAAGCGTAAACACAGTGTGAAGGTAACTTTTCTAATAATTCTGATTGAGCTCTCATTAGTGTAAAAGAACCAATAACACTACCACTTTGTGTTTCAACAACTGTCACTGCATAATCTGCACCAGTTGATGTGTTAACTAAACGAACAACTGTTGCTGCACTAAAACTAGTTGCTGCTCCGGTTGTAGTTGGAAGTGCTGCTTCTGCTCCAAGAACTTTAATTCGTGCTGACATTATTCTTCCTCAGTATTCTCTTGATCTTCATAATCAAATATCAAAGAAGCAATTTCTGGTTTTGCTAATTCAATTCTTTCTGCAGCTTTTGAATATAAGATGGATTTAATTTGATCAGTAATATCAGAAGCTGGAGAGTCTGTTGCCACCAAATCGATAAGTTCTTCCATAAAATTTATAAATGTTGTTATATTGTATTTATATTTCAGCTTTCTTTACGTCTTTTTGCATTTGGGCGTCAGTAACTTTTGAATCCTGAGTTAAATCTGGTTCAGTTGGAACTTGCCCTAATCCAGCATTCATATTATTAGGATCACCTGGTACAGGTAGTGGCTCTCCAGTAATTGGATCAACTAAATTTGGATCTGGAATTAATCCGTCTTTAATTTCTTTTTTAATCTGTTTATTAATTTCTAAAATTTCAGAATCAGTTTGTCTTAGGATTTTTCTACGAACATATTCTTGGGAGAAATATTTTCCAATATAAGGTTCTATTGTTGCTAAAGTTGCTAATCTGCCATTAACTAATTCACTTTCCTTTAATTCTGCAAATTGATTGTCATATAGAAAGTCATATTGGATATGATCTGAAAGTTCTTCCCAATCTTCTAAAGTAATGACATTTTTTAATATTAATTGTGTTTTCAACATATCATTAAATAAATTTGCAAACCTTTTTCTTAAACGTCCTACAAATTTAGAAAACTTTAGTTCATCACGAAGAATTTCTGAAGATCTTCCCAAATTAAATCCACCGTCAGACGCAATTCTTGATTCGGGAACTCCAAGTGCCCTGTAAAGTTTTTTCTGAAAATACTCAATATCAGCAAGTTCTCCAAGATTTTGTCCACCAGGAAGAGTAGTAATTTCAGTTCCTCTTCCACCTTCTCTACGTGGTAACCAAAAATCTTCAAGCATACTCATGAACTTGCGATCATCACGAACTTCTCCAGTAGAAGCGTTATAGACTAATTTATTTCTATAGCGATTCATAACATCGCGTAGATATTGTTCTGCTTTTACTTTTGGAAGATTGCCTACGTCAATATAGAAAATTCTGCGCTCAGGTGCGCGTGATAGTCTGTAAATTACCAAAGAATCTTCAATCATTCTAAGTTGATTGAGTGCTTTAATTGATTTATGTAAATATGATAAAATACTTCCTTTATTTCTATCAACTAATCCAGAAGTCACATATGTGATAGAATCTTTTGCTATTTTTATTCCTTTTGAACTTGTATTGACGCTAGCTATGGCACCAACTGGAAAATTTGGTCTTGGCGTGTAAAGAAAATATTCTTCTACTTCTGGATGAAAAGCCTTATCACTCTCTTCCAATCTTGATAGGTTTGAATTTGGTATAGAATTTTTATCTTTTTTGTGTTGCCTAACAAATCTCATTTTCATTGGATCAATATATCTAACTTCTTTGATCCCTTCTTCTGGTTTTTTTAAATCAATTACTTTATGGTAATATAGTCTTCCGTCAACATACCAATTTCTAAAAATTTCGTGACACTTTTTATCAAAATCTAATATTTCTTTAATATATTTAAATTCTTCTCTGATAACTTCTTTTAATCTATCACTAGCATTGAGATTAGAAAGTTCTATCTCTACTGGTGAATCATAAAGGTCACTAACGAGTGCTTCATTTACAACGTCTTCTATGGCATTATCACATTCTGGGTGTAATGCCATTTCTCTGTATCTTTTAATCAGATCATATTCAGTCCTATATACACCCTCAATATCTACATACTGACCATAAAATCCACTAGCAATATAATTATCAACCCCGTCCTCATTATTAGGAGGAACGGGGGAGACAATTGATTTGGATTTTTGATCAGAATTTTCAATAGAGAAACCAAAGAGTTTTGCCATTTTATAATTTTATACTTTTAAATATCCTAAAACTATTTATCAGGTAGAAATTGCAGGTGAAGTAATAGAAACTGGACTAGATGCAGTTGTTGCAGCAGCTTTCCAATAAAGGATTTGAAATTCAACACTATACTCTTCAATTGTATCAGTTGTGTCCATAGACAAATCAATTTGAGAAATATTTGTTGGAAAACAACCAATAAAATCATATGTTCTTATTGCTTCACCAGCTTTATTTAATTGACTGACCTGTAAGTCGCAATCATATTCTACTGGTCTAGTTTCACCTGTTGCCTGATTGAGATCATTAATTCCATTCATCCATTCTTCAAATGCTGTGCGAATCTTGAAGTCAACATCATTAATTACAGTAATAGACCAAGTATCAAATGTTCTTTCACCAGCTACTTTTAAAACTCTTCCTCTAAATGGAACTTCAATTGGAGTAATATTTGAAGCTGGAAGTGCTGCAGTTTTAGCTAAAAATTCAATTTTAGTTCCAGCAGCGATAGAATCAGTTATAGTTTGACTTCCCACTGTAGTAGGGAAAGTTAAAGAAACTGAAAATAGATTAGGTCTTGCGCCACCGCCAACAAGTTGACCTTTAAAGTCGGTGATAGTTCTTAATGCCATCTTTTTTTACCTCTATGTTT